TCAGCGTGCCAGCTTATCGTTAAGCATCAGCACCTGTTCGCCATTCATTTCTTCAATCCACGCACCGTAGACTTCATAAACCATTTGCGCGTTTTCATGCCCCATCTGGCTGGCTATGAAAGACGGGTTAGCGCCGGCAGATAAAAGCCAGCAGGCAAAAGTATGCCGCGTATGGTACGGATTCCGGCGGCGAATACCAGCACGTTTTACAGCTGCGTTAAATCTGGAGCCGATACTCGATAAAGAGTAGTAGGCTTTCTGTTTGCCCTTGCGCATCCTGGGCATGAAAACAAATCGCAGGTTTTGATATTCCATCGCACCATACTCGCGGTGATGGAAAACAATCTCGGTTTTGGGCTGTAACGAAGTCAGCGTACGCTGTGCCTTCAAGGCCTCTAGTGCTGGCTCTAATAGCGTGATAACTCGATCACCTGCATCGGTTTTTGGTGGGACGAACATTCCTAGCGCATTAAGGTTGCGCTGTATATGAGCCGTACCTTTTTCCCAGTCGATATCTTCCCAGGCAAGAGCTGCAAGCTCTCCATGACGGACACCAGTATAAACTGCGAACGTCCACATATTGAGGCTTTGGCCACGCTCGGATTCGGCAAGCAAACTAAACTCCTGCTTCGTTAAAGGATCCGGTTTTACTTTCCCTTTATGTAGTTTCTTGATCCCTTCAAAGGGTTTGCCACTGATAAAGCCAGATTTGTGTGCAAACCGAAGAAGCGAGCAAAGAAGCGATATATAGTTGTTCACGGTACGCACAGTGCGCCCCTGTTTGTTACTTCTGGGATTTGCCAGGTAAAGTGTCTCACCGTTCAACAGCTCCTTTCTGTATTTAAGAATGTCGCTGTGGCGTATAGTTGAAACAGGCGTATCTCCGTTAATGATGTGCATTAACGTACCGAGTTGTGAGCGAGTCTTACGCATCGTGTTCGCGCTAATTTCGGTTTCTTTAATGCTCGTCCATAGTTCACACAGTTCTGAAAAGGTTTGAACTGAAACAGTGGTTACGGTTTTTTTTGCTCTGGTCGATGAAGGAAAGCGCTGGTGGTAATCAAACTCTCCAAGGTTGATCTCACTAACGATCACAGCCCGAAGATTCCCGGCTTTTTTGATGTTCGCCGGGGTGTTAATCCAACCTTTGAGAATTTCGCGGCAACGCTTTCCCCGGTACATAAACCAGATACAAATCTTATTGTTTCTGATTTCGACACCTGTAGGCAAAGCTGCCATCTTACGCATCCCTTATTAACTGATTAATTCTCGGATAGTTGTACCAGGTTGTGCCACGCAAGGTTTTTTCTCCAGATGGGGATACCCGTTTAAAATGGACACCTTCCACCCAACAGCCCTGACGATACTTCTCTATCTGTCGTTCGGTCAGGCCTGTTTTTTCTGTGAGCCTTGCACCAACAACCCATTCTTCGTTAAAAATTACCTGCGACATGGTTCACCTCAGGTAGCTGTTGCACTTCAGATCCAGGAAGCAGCGGAAGAACTTCAAGTTGTTGGCGTGGATTTTTCAGGCCAGGCCGATGTCTGGAACGTGAAGCTGTTCCGTTGGCTGGATAACAAAGAAGACTCCACATCGTACCGAAAGAACGTCGAACAGCTGGTGCCCGCGATCATGTCTGTATTACCACTTCGATACCGCGACCGTGTCGTAAAGAACGACTCATTTGCCTACCGGATGGCCAGGTTGGAAAAAGAGGTGAGTGAGGCGAAGCAAGCTTTGATGCTCGATGCACCGAAGAAGGAAAAGCTGAAGGAGTTAGGCGAGGGGATTTTCGAAATGTTCAGAGTCGACCCTGACCTAACGGCGCCTTTACTGGCGATGGTCACAACCATGCTGGGGGCGATATGAAGACTTCAGAAAAGGCGAAAGCCGGTCTGCGCTAACAGAACCGACTTTCAGGTGCAAAAACGGAGTGTAATTGCGGAGCTAAGTATGTCAAACACAGCTGAAATTATCAATTTCCCCCACAGAACCGAACAACCGGGAGGTCGTATGGCCGACCTGTCGAACGGGTATACCAAGGTCGCTAACGAGATCCAACAGCTTAAGCCTCGTCTGAGAATGTCAGGCCGGGAGTGGCAGTGTTTTGAAGCGGTGATCTGGCTTACCTACGGCTGGAACAAGAAGCAGGACCGTGTGACGAACACGGTGATAGCTGAGCTTACAGGGCTGAGTGATTCCCACGTTTCTGATGCGCTCAAATCGCTCTCAGAACGCAAAATTATCTTCAGTCAGAAGCAGGGCGTGATGAAAACGGTCGGTATAAATACTGACCTTTCCGCCTGGATTTTAGACAAACCGAAAACGGGAAAAGTCTTCCCGAAATCGGGAAAAGTGTTACCGAATACGGGAAAAACCTTCCCGGAAACGGTAGACACCCAAGACTATAACAAGAACAATATTAAAATATCCTCGTCTCGGAATTCTGACGAATCCCGAAACCAGAAAACTCAAAAATTTCTCTCACGCCATCCTGAAGCTGCCGCCGGGATATACACCCCGGCAGGCAAATCATGGGGATCCGCTGACGACCTCAAGGCCGCACGCTGGATTTACGACAGGCTTCTCACCGTCAACGCATCGCTGTCTGAACCAAACTGGGCTGAATGGGCAAACACGATCAGGCTGATGCGTGTCCAGGACAATCGTACGCACTACGAAATCTGCGACCTGTTCCAGTGGGCCAACCGGGACGAGTTCTGGAAAGACAACATCCTGAGCCCTTCGAGTCTGCGCAAGCAGTGGGAGCAGCTCACCACCAAACGGCTGCGCGCAACCGGAACGGCAAAGCCATCCCGGGGCGGCATTGACCTGCATAACACCGATTGGATTGACGGAGTGCTGAAATGAAAAATCTTGCCGAGAGCATTCGCAATTTTGACCGGGAACAGGCTCGCCGCGTGGCGCACAACATGCCTGAGCAGTACACTGAACGCGAACAAACGCAGCAGGTGGCGCAGATTATCAACGCGCTGTTCGTACAGCTGGCGGCCGCGTTCCCGGCAAGCCTGGTTAATCGCAGCCAGGAGGACGTTGACGAAATACGCCGGCAGTGGGTGCTGGCCTTCAAAGAAAACGGGATCACCAATCTGGAGCAGGTTGAAGACGGTATGCGCATGGTGAGGCGCCAGGAGCGTCCATTTCTGCCTTCGCCAGGCCAGTTCATCAAGTGGTGCAGGGAAGGGCGCTGCGTGCTGGAGATCACCACCGCAGACGTGATGGCTGAATACTGGAAGTGGCGCAAGCTGGTGTTCCGGTACCCGAGCAGCGAGCAGTATCCGTGGCCTAAGCCGGTTTTTTACCACATATGTCTCGAGCTGCGGCGCCGCGGAACAGATGGTCAGTTGTGTCAGAAAGAGCTTGAGCGTGAAGCCAGTGACATTCTGGATATGTGGGAAAAGCGGGTGCTGGGCGGGAAGCCGATCCCGCCTGTTCGTAGGGCGTTAGCGGCTCCAGTTACTTCGAAGGGGCCGACGCCAGCTGAATTACTCAAAGCGAAATATGAGAGGATGAAAGCTGGTGGGAGTCTTTGAAAATAGCGATGCTATAACCAAGGTCATCACACATCTTGTACCAATAATTTGATAAAGTAATGGCTTACTTGGCTGATACGGTTACTCTATGGACGACACTAATAAACACGGTCTGTCACGTTATATACCTGAAGCGATTAAACGTGAAGTAAGGCAGCGATGTGGTTTTGGATGTGTGATATGTGGGTTCGGTTTTTATGATTACGAACATTTTGATCCCGACTTTGTTGACGCTAAACTTCACGACCCAAATGGGATGACTTTACTTTGTTCGCAATGTAATCAGAAAAGGGCTCGTGGAAGGCTTTCCGCTCATACTGTAGAGATCGCCAATAGAAATCCTAAGTGTAAACAATTAGGTTTTGCGAATGAAATGTTTGATTTTCATAATGACCCTATCACAGTGAAGTTTGCTGGAGTTACTTTCTATAACTGCAAAGACCTCATAATGGTCAATGACAGACCAATTCTAACAGTTCTACCATCTCTGGAGCCACATGGGCCCATGCTACTTTCTGGTGTGTTTTGCAATGCGATTGGCCAAGAGACACTAAGAATTCATGAAAATGAATGGTCAGCAAAAACTGACAATTGGGATGTGGTATGTGAGGGACCTCGCATAACAATACGCGGTGGTCTTGGCGATATAGTTTTAGCGCTCAAAATGGAGGTACCCAACGGACTAGTTATTGAGCGACTTAATATGTTATTTGAAGGTGTGCATATAAAGGGCGATAAAGATCTCCTTGAGGTCTCCATAAATGGAAGACCATGGCAGATGTGGCAGGGATGCTCAGTTCATAACTGTCAGGTAGGAATATACATGTCAAGCGGAGTGTGGGCAGCTAATGATTCTATTTACAGTTAACATTTGCCAGGTATTTTTTATGCGTTCTTGTTTTTTTAAAATAGACCGCTTGATGCTCAGATGAAAATGAGTTCAGCGAACAGATTGCTCTTCAATCGGCTTGCTTCAGTATTACTATTACGATTGTGGCTCTGCCCGAGATTGACAGTCTAGGTAGCATCTGAATGGAAACGGGTATCGAAATGAAATGGATAATAATGATATTTATGGTTCTCGCTGCACCAGTTTTAGCAGAAGGATTTAGTTATGGTCCTCCAACAGCAGCATGCCTCAATAAATATACGATCCCATATATCCACACGGATAGACCCGTAATTGAGATAGTTGATGAGGCATACGACAAGTGTCAGGACGTTCTTGCTCAGTGGGATAAGGAAAGGAAGTCATTACCTCCAGAGCTTGTTGTCAGCCAAAATGAAGAGTTTCACGCATTTTACGTACATATGATCTAAGCTCGCCGAAAAACGGATCCTAATAAAAAATGACTATTGTTTTTATTCCTGCTTTGATAGCGGTTCTTTTGAGTGAGGAAAGAGAAATCGGAAGAGAGTTAACTCAGCAGGAGGTTGAGTCAATCCGTGATTCCGCTACAGCTGTTCGAGTGCCAGTTGATGTTGCAAAAGAAATGATTAAAGAACGGGGATACCTTGACATCGATCCTGAGAATGCTTGGGAAGAATGGCTTCTATACAAAAAATATGTCATTTGAGATGTGGCTAAACGTGTAATAGAAGGTAAGCCGAAACCGCCAGTGCCCGCTGGCAGCGCTACTGGCTCCAAAGGGGCCAACGCCAATTGAGCTTTTGAAAACTAAATATGAGCGGATTAAGGCTGAAGGAAGGGCACAGTGATGAAATGGTCAGCTTTGAGCGAGAAGAGGAAGTTCGTAATTGTTATCAGTACAGCGCATTACTCATTATTTTTACACTGAAAGCATTGAGGTGAGAAGGGATGTTTCATGCTTGATTTAATTATGAAATTGCAAGAAAGTGACCTTGTATTAGTTGATTCTGAGTGGGTGTGAAATGTGGGAAGATAAATATATTTGTTATAAATGTGTGAGCGATAAATATGTCGTGCAGCATATAAAGGAAGTCGGAAATAACGCTCAGGTTTGCTCTTACTGCAAAAGGAAGCGTAAAAATATCCACCTCGAATATATCCTCAGGATGATGAATGAGGTTTTTGAATACTACTATGACATGTATGAGGATATCTATGATTCCGGGCGCGGGGATAGCGCGCAGGATGTCATCTGCGGAGAACTGGGCGTCGAATGGGACGTAGCTGAAGATATTTATCAATTTCTTTGTGATGAATATAATCCACATAACGATTATGACTACATCCGGTATAATGATGGGTTTGTTTATCGGCATATAAATAACTATAGCGGAGAGCTTGCGCATACCTGGAGTAAAGCTACTGACTCCCTTATGAAAGAAACGCGATATTTTAACCGTGAAGTTAATGATTTCCTAGATTCACTTTTCAGTGATATTGATAAACTAAAAAACAGAGACCGTAATTCACCGATAAAAACTCTGACTGATGATGTTCATCTTTTTCGTGCAAGGGTCTTTGAGGACCAAGAGGAAGTAAAGCAAGCCTTGGAGCAGCCAGAGAAAAATTTTGGACCTCCTCCAACAACTTTGGCGCGGTCGGGTCGTATGAACGCACAGGGGATTTCAGTATTTTACGGTGCAACCTCATTGAATTTGGCAATTGCTGAAGTAAGGCCGCCCGTCGGCAGTATTGTAGTAACGGCCTGTTTTGTACCGTTACGCGAGCTAAAAGTGCTGGACATTTCTGCCCTTGACTCGCTTAGTTTCGGCTCAGGTAGTAAATTTGATCCTCAGACTCGCAAAACCAGTGAGCGCGCGAATTTTTTCAGAACGCTTTCCCGTAAGCTGACGCTTCCAACTTTTGGAAAAAGGCAGGACAGTGATTACCTCATCACTCAAGTGGTTGCCGATTACCTCAGTGATCGAAATAAATTTAAGCTTGATGGTGTCAGCTTTAAATCTACCCAGGTAGATGCCAATGGTGAGGATGCTGAGACAGGATATAATGTCGTTCTGTTTAATAAGTCTTCCGGCGTCAGGCATGCCGCAGATAAATCTCGCCGATATAATGTTGAGATGTATGAACACATTGAAGATGACCAGTATGCTTTTGTTCCGGAAATTCAGTTGATAGTTGAGGAACAAACAAAACCGCGATATATGAGTTCATTTTCATCCTCGCATGATACAAATGATGCACTACTGATGAAAACCAACAGTATGACTTATCATAAAATTACTGGTGTAAAATACCGAACAAGCGATACGGAGATTCATCAGGGAGATAGCGTTAGAAAACAAGAACCACCTCAGAAATTCGATGACCTCATGGACTTCTGATCATCCGTTACATCAGGGTAAACTGATGTGAGGGCAGTTAAGGAATTAACTCACCCTGTGTCGCCGGTATCGCTTGACTGGCGTCCCTTGATTCTAAGCAGACAGATTGGTGAACAGACACGTCTGTTTTGAGCGAATTGCAGACATTAACGTTTGGATAAGGGGCGGGCTGTAACCCGACCCAGTGGGCGAAGCTGTAAGCGCACCGGCTAAATGAAGCACAGCGTAATTTAGTCCATGTACAGCGCTTTGTTAGCCGAAACTGATGTGATTCTTAGTTAGATCTCTATATCTCTTATCGTTGTGTACTTTGTGTAGGATCGTTTGGTTGGCGATCAAAAAATCTATAATTTCTTGAATTCTTTCGCTACGAGCATTGGCTCTTAACAAAGTCAAAACGCTTACCATATGTTGCTGGCAATATTTATTGTCTAAATTCACTCGCACTTCATTAGAGTGCATTGCTATAACTGTATTGATAATGTTTTGATCACCAAGCATGCCAAAAAATTGATCATACAAAGGCCGCCCCGCCGGAGAAACACCAGTATTATATGGTATTCCTTTACCAACACGGCAAATCAAAACTGTTTTTATAAGCTTATGAACCCTTTCTAATGGTATGTCATTTTCAGTCTTTAAATACGAAAGAATCTTCCGCATATGAGGGGGTTCATTATAAAAGTTATCCCAAGCATACCTAGCCTCTAAGAGATCGTCGGCATGGCCGTCCAGTGATATAATTCTAGAGTCTAATGATTGATAACGATTACCATCACAAAACGTAAAAAACTCAATACCTAAAGCATGTTTCTCGTTATGAAGGTTGTTCTTGTATCCGTCTAGCGTCACACCGAGTTTGTATTTTACGTTCTCACTGCTTTTATTCCAAATATACGGAGCAAAAAGAGCGATATTTTTTCTGACAACATTTCCTGTTGAATCAGCTGTATATATGCCGAAAATACTATTAAGTAGGTTGTCAGTATTCTGAAGCGACAGATCATTCAAAGGTCTTTCCATGCTTTGAATTGTCGCTTCATCAAGGACATTAGTGGATCTTTTTAGATTCTCAAGGAATGATTTGATTTGTATGGCAGATGCAGATGGTTTATCGTTCAAAATATCTTGAACGCATGTTTGTAGCCAGCCAAGAAGTTCAAAAGCATTTATGGAGTATGAATTTGGGTGCGACGCGCCAATATCATTCCTCATAGTCAATATATGATTGAGCTTGGTGTAAACAACGTCAGATATTAATTCAAGTTTGCGGCATGTATTAATAAGAGTGTTGTCTTTTAAACCAGAAAGATCTTCTTCAGTAGAATAAAACTCTCTACGTCCTCCGCCGACTGCGGCATCAAAGAACATATCGAGGCCATAAACTACCACTTTTTCTCTTAAATTCAGTACAACTTCATTCCAAACATAATTTAACGATGCATCAAATAGTCCTATAGCCGCGCCAGCAACGAACTTTGATAAATATCGCGCATCTCTTTTTACCTCCGTAGGTAAAGAATCTATGAATGCGGGAAGGTTTTTTTCAATAATTTGGCGCTCAGGGAGAGAGGCAATTATATTTTCGGTCGGCAAACCAAGATAGGATAAATATCCTTCAAATTTAGTAGTATCTGTGGAAAGCAACCCGGTTCCAGGTTTTGCAATCAATTCTGAACTCATACGATTATTTCCTTATCTGGTTGAAGGCTAGGGAACAGCTAACTCTTTTAGCAGGGGGGCGACATCAGGAGCATCCCTTGCCTGAATTTGTTAAGATATTTGTGAGCATACGCCACAAGTATTTGGGTTTAGAGCCAATACATACTTCATACGAATACAACCTATCCCGAATCAAGCAGGTGTCATCCCCCCCACACTTAGGATTTGGACATTTCATGTTGTCTACCCATGGTGCATTCGATTCGTAATGTACGATCTTCATAAAGCCTTAACAATTTAATAGAACGCTTTTTTGTCCGCAAGTAGACCATTTTATACCTTCTATCCTGAACTTTACGCATATAAAAATAACGCTGATGTACCACTATTTCAACAGGTTTTTCTGAAATCTATAAGTTTGCGTCCGGAAAAATTTATACATCCTGTACGCTATTTGTTCTTGAATTTAATTAAGCGCACACTTTGGAATTTATCCCACGGCTTGTGCTGGTAAAAGAAGGAATTATCAGTCATTTACCACAGAGACCAATGTCCACTTCTGGCACAATGCGGACATCCCATCAAGGACTAGAACAGTTAACAAAAGACTTAGGATCATTTTACATCACTACGGTTCTGACGAGGCGAGTTTGTTTTATGTTTGAAAAAATGTAACAGGACTCGCCGGAAATTATCAAGCATTGCGCTGAGGCCAGCTCATAACTGGCCACCAGCCTGCAATGAGTTTCAGTTATAGTGTTCTGATGAAAGCAGTCCTTGAAAGGGTCATTTGCGTCTGGCAGTCGACCATTTTCTTAACTTCGGAATCTGTTCCCTGCATTGAAACTTTGCCGCACATAGCATCCTTTGTTTTGATCCACTGGCGTTGAGAAGGCAGTAACTCCTTTTTCTTCGTCGGCGTTAAAGTGCTCCATGCGGTATTCAAATCAGAATCGGCATTCGCAAACGCCATTCGGGACTGATCAAGGCTCCCAGTGTTTTGCTGTTGTACCTGCTGTTCTGCCTTTTCTTGTTCCTGCAGCTGTGTCTGTCTCTCAATTTGCTGCTCTGCCTCATACTGGGCCTGTTGCTGCGCCCTGAGTTGAGCCTGCTGTTGCGCTTCAATTTGGCTCTGCTGGGCATCCTTAGCCTGTTGGATCCTCTGCTGTTCAACGATCGGGTTGATGATTGAAAGCGATGTAAGTACAGCAGCACCCACAGATATCGGATTATCAGAGGATGCTTTTACAAAAACATTTTTCTGGTCGTCGGTCGCCTGTGCTGTGTAGGAGATGCGTTTAGAAAAGCTGTTTGCGTTGTTATCCAAAGACAGGCTTTCCATTTGCTTGTCGAGATTACGGTTAAAGTTTTTTCTGTAAGCATCAGAAAGCTGAGCGTACTCATTCGCAGGTAGGGTCATCGTCACGGTACCTTCACACGTTTTCAATGTGCTACCCGTGTCACTTGAGGTTGTAGAGATTTCAGAGATGACCAGTTTGATCTTGTCCAAGGCACTTCGTTTGGTCTGATTAGTGACGTCAGGGTATTTGTCGACCTGTTCAGAGAGTCCCTCATAAGCAGATTTTTTTAATAAATCCATGAGCGCTGACTGGGTCATTTCTGAGGAACAACCGATCTCGTCTTTTTTGTTATCACAGCCTGTAATGGCAACGGCGAGTATGAGTGCTGCATATTTTAATCTCATAAGTTCCCTTTATATTAAGGATTGGCTTTTATTAGGCGGTATGTAATCAGTCCGGAAGGTTAAAGCAAATAGCACTGAACACTGAACGCGTCACAAGCAAGAACCAGAGTAGTATCGGCAAAGACTGCAAAAGCTTTAACTCAAATAATGAGAACATTATGCAACGGATACGTTCACTATGATCCTGAAGAGAGGGCCTACAAGTAAGGTTCTCGCCACAGAGTTTGGGCATGGAATGGTGCTTGTGAGCTGTGCCGTGTATCCAAACGATCAGTCTTACTTCCACCACCAAACATGCAATCCACAATAGCTACAATTCTTCGCTCAAGAAGTAACCTGTTGTTTGTTCAGGGGTACTCAATCTCAACGAGATACATTGTGAACTCTTAAAGCGTTGCAAAATCCGTGAGATACGTTTATAAATACACTGTATATACATACAGTAATTCATCGCGGAGGGTAAAAATGAAAATCGAGTTAACCATAGATCGCATGAAGACACTTCCTGATGGAGCTATACCTGCGCTCGAGTCAGAACTGCTCAAAAGACTCAGTAAGCAGTTTGATGATTGTCAGCTAACGATCAGGCGTGCCAGCAATGATGGGCTGACTGTTTTCGGGGGCGACAAGAAAGAGATCGAACATATCGTGCAGGAGACCTGGGAGAGCGCGGACGAGTGGTTTTATTAATCGCGTGAATTTCACTGGAGCAGTTTCAAAGAGTATCGCTGTTCGCGTTCCCCTGGCTGTTCCCGATTACTGTTTACCGCGTCAATAAGTCGCTCTGGGGGAAATAGTGTGTAGTGCAGATGCCTTTAATGCAGATGATCAATGGTACGACGTGGTCAGAAGGGCCGATAAAGCAGTTATCTATAGCTTCCCGGCGGAAGGGAGATATCTGGTTTATCGAGTAAATGGAATAGTTTCATTACGACCGTTACTCGAAGAGGAAGAAATCTTTACTCTCAACGGGTTTATGCAATTTGCAAAACGGCTGGGGTACCGAGTTACACCACCGTCTGATATTATTCTTTCATAGGCCTGAACAACCTATACCTGATGCGCCACGGAGATAACCATGGCGCTAGAATTACAACTTATCAAACATCATTCAGGAATACTGATCCCGGCTACACCCGAGACCAGCGATATCCTGCAATCTAAAACCCGGCTCGGCGATGTTCTTGTTGCCGAGTTCAGGCGGGTACGAAACCCGGCATTCCACCGGCGATTTTTCGCGCTTCTCAATCTCGGTTTTGAATACTGGGAACCAACCGGCGGGGCTATCTCGAGTAACGAACGGAAGCTGATCACCGGCTACGCCAAGTTCCTAGCTTCTTATGGAGGGAACGAGGGGGCGCTTATCGATGCTGCCGAGCAGTATCTTGAGCAGGTTGCTTACCGGCGCGTCACGAATGGCATTTGCCTGTGTAAATCCTTCGATGCTTACCGCTCCTGGGTGATCGTCGAAGCAGGGCACTTTGATGCCATTCAGCTACCTGACGGAACACTCAAAAAGCATCCTTGTAGCATCTCATTCGCCAATATGGACGAACTCGAGTTTCAGCAACTTTATAAGGCCTCGCTCGATGTCCTCTGGCGCTGGATCCTGTCGCGTTCATTCCGTAGTCGTGATGAGGCAGAAAATGTCGCCGCGCAGCTGCTTGGCTTTGCGGGGTGATGGAATGAAGAAGACTTGGTTCCACCACAACGATTGCAGCACCGAACAGGCCGACGAGCTGGTTAAGCGTTACAAAGCGCGCGGCGTGCGAGTTGAGCGCAGCCTTAACCCGGATTACGTGACCTGGACTATCAGTGCATTCCTTCCGACATCTAACACACCAGCGCGCCCGGATAGCCGCTGGCGAAACCGGTTATGGGGGTGAACATGAAGACATATCAAATCACTTTGCCCTGGCCGCCGAGCAATAACCGGTATTACCGGCACAACCGCGGGCGTACACACATTAGTGCTGATGGCGTCGCGTATCGCTATGAGGTGGCCACTGTTATTCGAAGCGCCCGGCTTAATATCCGCACGGCCGCACCACTCAAAATCCGAATTGAATGTCACATGCCCGACCGCCGGCGCCGCGATCTGGATAACCTGCAGAAGGCAGCTTTCGACGCTTTAACCAAGGCGGGATTCTGGCTGGATGATTGCCAGGTTATCGACTATCGCGTTGTGAAAATGCCTGTCGTTAAGGGCGGGAAATTAGAACTCACCATCACCGAGCTGGAGATCGCATGAATCTTGAAAATACCCTCAAATATCACTTCGCCAAATCGACCATGATTAGCGATTCTCCGCGCGCTACGGCGTCAGACTCATTAACCGGAACGGATATCATGGCCGCTATGGGCATGACGCAGGAACGGGCAGCATTGGGTTATAGCGCCTTTCTCGGGAAGATGGGTATCAGCAACAATGACCGGGTGAGGGCGATTGAGTTGCTGGCTCAGTATGCGCTGACCAAGTGCGATCGGGTGGCTGCTCTGCGCAAACTGGATGCCGGGGTTAAGCCACTAGTGATGCATCGCTTGGCCAGCTTCGCGTTCGAGGACTATTCCCGCAGCGCCGCCAGCGAGAAGCTGTGCGATGGCTGCAATGGGGAAGGATTTATTGACGCTGAGGTTTTCAGTATGAAGTCTCACACTCCGGCAAGAGAGAAGAAGTTCTTGAAGATGTCCCTGAACATGGGCGCAGAGGATATTCGACCTTCTGAGTATGAAGTAGGCAGGGAGGTCAGGGAGGTTGCACGCATTCTCTGCGCTCAGTGTAAGGGGAAGAAGGTAGTAAGCTGTGCCTGTAATGACTGTCATGGACGCGGGAAAGCCATTAATCAGGCTCTTACAGAGCAGCAGGGCGTTCCGGTACTTGCTGATTGCAAGCGCTGCAGTGGGCGAGGGTTTGAGCGAATTCCTTCAACTGAGGCTTACGCCGCGGTGTGTCAGATAACGGATGCAATCAGCCTCGATACATGGAAGAAATCTGTTAAGCCATTTTACGATCAGCTAATAACCAAGTTTGATATCGAAGAGGCCTGGGCTGAAACGCAGCTTAAGCAGATTACAAAATAGGGCGTGAATTTATCGTGAACTATTTACTTTTCCCGAATCTGTGGTAATTTTGCTCTAACGATGGGTTATTGCCTTCGTTTAAAGCCCTGCGGTTAACCCCGTGGGTTTTTTTATGACGTCAGAATGCATTTTAAACCCCCAAAGAGGTTAAATATTATGATAATGTGAATATAAATTCACTTTCAGACATTTAATGGAGGGGTATGATTGTAAGAACATGGCATGGTTGCGTACCAGTACGACACGGTGATGGGTTTGCTGCGCATCTTGAATTAACGGGAGTTAAGCACTCTAAAAGTGTTAATGGCAACCAAGGTGCATACGTACGGCGTGAACGACAGGGAGAATGGGAGCATTTCTTTCTGGCAACTTATTGGCGTGATCTCTCATCCATTAAGGCTTTCGCAGGTGAAAATTACCACGTAGCGGTAACCTATCCAGACGATGAGCAATTTGAGCTTCTTTCTGATCCCTATGTCTTTCAGTTTGAAGTATCTGAGATGAATGAGATCTGACTGAGTAGTTCGGCAACAGTGATGAGGAAGTCCTATCCTCATGACAGAAATAAATCCTGAGTATATCTAACGCCATTCATCTCAACTCAGCAATATACTCATCTCATCATGTTAAGGAGATGATCATGCAAGAAGGTTACTACTGGATTCAGCACAACGGGAGGATTCAGGTTGCTTACTACAGCAATGGCGTTACTGAAGACCTTGAGATGGGACTTACTTTTAATGGTATTTGGCATCTGACACAGGGTGACGACATCTGCGATAACGGAGAGGCCGAGGTGATTGAAGGCCCTCTTCCTGTACCATTTAAATGA